GGGTTGTCATGCAGATTCGAGGAGCGTGACATTCGGACATGTCCGGTGTGCGAACATGAGGTTGATCGTGAGGATATGTATTTCACAAAGGATTGTCATGGAATCCCGTTCAGACTGGTGTGTGACAGATGCTATCAGAGAATCATGTCAAAAGGATATGACGGGGAATATTACACAGAGGCAGACGAACAGATTGAGGACGACTATTGAGAGCCGAAACGGGCAGCAGTCGCCCGTCTGTGTGGGATGACCGCCCACACATTGACAAGGCAGGTCAGAACAGGAGGTCAGACGGATGGAAGTCGGACGTATATTGCCAACCGAGGCAGCAGTCATATTGAATGTATCACCGCAATTCATCCGAATAGCGATGCAGCAAGGGAAACTCCCTATCGGAACAGCAGTGCAGATGTCATCAATATGGACTTATCACATTTCGGAGAAACTGCTTGCAGATTATTCCGGAAAAGACATACAGGCAGAACTTGAGAGAATCAGAGGAAAGAGAGGAGCGTGACATATATGTCAAAGGATGAAAGAAAAGAAATGATTGAGAATATCGCAGAGCGGTTCACACAGATGGATGACGTTGACAAGTCCTATATTGCCGGATATATGGCAGGAAAACAGGAGGAACGTCAGAAATGGGAGCAGCAGGGAAAGACAGCGGTTGCAACAGCGTGAGGATGACTTGTGTTTGATACGGAGGGGGCGATTTACGAGGAATACACCTAAAAAATGAATATGCAGAGCATGAGAAAAAAGAGCAAAAAGAAAGGAGACCGTTGCAGCGGTCTCCCGTTTAGCAGTCTGTGTCAGACGCTCAAAACCTAAAAATATTATAGCAAATCTGACACCATATTGCAAGCATGAAAAAGCGGGGGAAACCCCGTGATTCAAAGGGTTTCAGACCCTTTTGACGACCTTGTGATGGATAGTAACAAGTCGTTGAAAAGTATATATAAGGGCAGCAGGAGGAACGGTGTCAGAATGGCAAAGAGAAAGAAAGGGATGACGTTCATCCCGTATGACTATGAGGCAGCATACAACAAGAGCCTTGAGGACATGAATGAGTTTTTTGTTGAGCAGATGTTCAAGCATGGGAAAAAGGTTGTATATGCACTCAAGGAGATACGAGCAGGAGACCAGTTCGAGGTTGAGATATATCCACAGTTCAAGAAAATGGATGAAGTACCTCCGGAGGGTCGGAGTATCAAAAAGGACAATGACAAGGCTCAAAGGAATCTGAATGACAAGAACGCAAGGAAATATGTGGAGCGTCTTATCAATGAGAATTTCACGGACAGGGATTTGTGGCTCACGTTTACATACGACAATGAGCATCTCCCTCCGGACGGAGACATCGACGCAGCAATCAAGAACGTGCAGAAATTCATCCGACGGGTGAATTATCAGAGAAAGAAAAGGGGTCTCCCGAACGCAAGATATGTCTATGTGACCGCCTACAATCCGACAGAGGAAATCCGGTGGCATCATCACATTGTCATGGATGGCGACATGGACATGGATGTGGTTGAGGGATGTTGGAAACAGAGCAGCAGGAACGAGGTTCGGAGGCTGCAAAAGGACGAGAACGGTTTGACAGGAATGGCAAAGTATATCGTCGAGGAAAAGAACAGGGTGAAATCGGAGAAACGGTGGAACTCCTCACAGGGATTGAGAGACCCCGACATCAAGGTGGTTCATTCCAAGAGACCGACAGCAAAAGCCGGAGGATATAAGAAAATCGGAACATACGTCGAGACCATGAGAAAAGGACATGAGCAGGTTCGTGAGCAGATGTTGAAATGGTATCCGGATTTTGATTTTACGGATGCGGGAATCTATTACAACGATTTCAACTCAATGTTCTACATACGGGCGAGAATGAGGAAACGGAGGCAGCAATGAAAGTAAAAAGAAAGAGAAGAATGAGCAGGAGGAGACGGGAACGGACATATATTGCGGTGATGGTATTACTGGCGATCGCTGTGAGCATAGGTCTGACACGCTCTGTCATGCGAGATGACAAGGAATTTGAGGAGTATGAGCAGCAGTCGCAGGAGTTCAATGCACGGATGCAGAGAATCGACGAGAAAAGAGAGGCATCCGGACAAAATGCAATGCTTGAGCAGGTGCGAACATGGCAGCAGGAGCAGGACACAGAACCGGACAAGTATGCAGTATTTGACACCATGTCGGCAGACTGGGGAGGCGAGGAGGATGGATTCGTGCTCTATGAGATACCGGAGGAATACAGTCGGACAGGTGGCTATTTTCCGGAAAAGATGCAGGTATATACATATTGCGTCTGCAAGCAGTACGGGGTCAGATATGACCTTGTGGTCGCTCTGATTGAGAAAGAATCCGGATATAAATTCGACAAGGTTGGTGACGATGGTCATTCTATCGGGTACATGCAGATATATGAGGAGTGCCACAGAGACAGGATGGAGCGTCTGAACGTCACAGACCTCACGAACCCATATCAGAACGTACTTGTCGGGATTGATTACCTGTCGGAACTGATTGAGAGATACGGAACGATTCAAGATGCACTTGCAGCGTATAACTACGGGGAGCAGGGAGCAAAACAACACCTATGGAAAAACGGAATCTATGTGTATGAGTACAATCAGACCATCATGAGCCGGATGAAAGAAATTGAGGAGGAACTGGAGCGGGATGCAGGTGATTGAGAGGATTCTGCACATGTTGAGGGTCAAGGATTGCAGACATGTGTGTCTGTTCTGTGAATATTATGACATGTGCAAGCAGGAGACAGGCAGCAGGAAAGAGGTGAAAGAGAATGAACATGAGATATGCAATGAGAAGTGAGGACACGGAGCAAATCAATGTCGTGTCGTGGGCGAACTGGAATGTGAATCGTTATCCGGAATTGAAATGGCTGCATCATGTACCGAACGGAGGCAGCAGGAACAAGCAGGAGGCGGTCAAACTCAAACAGATGGGTGTCAAGGCGGGAGTGAGCGACCTTTGCTTGCCATATCCGAAAGGAATTTATTGCGGACTATACATCGAGATGAAGTTCGGAGACAACAGGCAGCAGGTATCACAGAAAGAGTTCCTCAAAGACATGGCAGAGGCAGGTCATTTCGTGGCGACCTGCTACTCCGCAGAGGAGGCAATCGAGGTCATCAAGAAATATTTATCTCTCAATAGTTGGAGGATGAACGATGTCATGATTGTGATGGGGCGAGCGAGTGGAAAGCAGGACGCAATCGAAAAGATGGTCATGGATATACCGAACAACAGCATCCTCAAGAACGGGGAAATCAAAGAGAGCAAACCGAGAAAGAAATGAGGAGGTGCAGCAGGATGACGGTCAAGGATATTATGACGTTGCTTGAAAGCCCGGACAGGGTTCGGGTCATCAAGGACGGTGAGGAGATATACAACCAGTATTTTGCAAACATGGAGGTTGACAAGGACATCGTCGCACAGATAGGAGATGCAGAGGTCAAGAGATTCCGAGCAATTCCGGAGATCACTCACAGAAAATACAAGGAACGGGGTCTCATTGCACCGATGAAACCGGAGGAAACACCGGACTATTCTTTCAGAGATTTGCAGTTGTGCATATACCACACAATCACGATATAGCGGGGAGGTGAGGACATGAGGAAAATCATCATTGTGGCAGCAGTCGTTGTCATAGCACTGGGAGCAGGGTTCACATATACACTCTACAAGGTGGGCGAGGGGATGCACCTGCACCGCTGCGGATGGAGACAGCCGGACGACAGAGGTTTCATGTAACAGGTAACAAGAGGATAACAGGAGGAACAGAAAAAATGAGAATTATTGCAGTTATGTCACCGAAAGGTGGAATCGGAAAGACAACGACATCGGATGCAATCGCCTACATGTTGGGGGAGGAGCAGGAGAAACGTGTTCTCATTCTCGACGGAGACCCGCAGGGCGATACATCAAAGACATTTGAGGCATACGAGCCGGAGGGAACGGGAATGAGTGAACTGCTTGAGCGTCATGTGAGTGTGGGCGGGTCATACCGGACAACGGACTTGATAAGACCCACACAGTACAGTCACATTGACATCATTCCTGCAAACGGGTATCTCATGCAGACAGACATGAAACTGCTGCTCAAGCAGGAGGCAAATCAAGTCACGAGGCTGCGGGATGCACTGGAGGAAATATCCGAGGCATACGACTATTGCATTTGTGATTGCGGTCGTCTGCTTGATATGGTGGTCATCAACATTCTACTGGCAGCAGAACTCGTCATTGCACCCGTAAAGGTCGGAGGATATGAAAACGAGGCGATTCACAATTTGCAGGAGCAGGTTGACGACCTGCGGGAAATCAATCCGGAACTCCGAATCAAGGGTCTTGTGACAATGAGACAGAAAAACAAGACATCACTGGATTTTGAGGAGTGGATGAAAACCAGTTCCGGATTTGACATGTTCGTCACACCGATTCGTCGGTCGATTGTAGCGGAAAAGGCATCCATGAGAATGGCAGTCCTCCCGCAGTTTTCAAAGAACTGCATCGTGTCACAGGACTATCGCAATGTGGTTCATGAATTACTCAAGGAAATGGAGGGGGAGACATGAGCGGTTTTTGCAGATGGTACGGAAAAGACATGGAGGATGTGACGGAACACGAACAGGAACAGTGCGAGGAGAACGGTCAAGACTGTCGTGAATGTCCGGATTTAGTGATAAAGGAACAGGAGGCAGCAGGACATGAAAGATTATGAGAAAAGTCGTAAAAACTACGAACAACGCAAAAAATACGGAGACTATGACGCAAACATGGAATACAACAAGGAAAACGATGTTGAATCCGGTGCATGGGTGTTGATAACAAGACAAGTTCCGGTGGAGGAGAAATGCAAACCTCACCTATTCGGTATATATTGGGGAATCCCGAAACAAGACAGCTATGACAGGCAGGTGTGTGTGATACATACGACAGAAGATGTGACACTGCTGAATCATGAATTTACGGTAATAGATGACGAAAGGTTGAGGATATATCGTGAGGAGGGGTGGGAATTGCGTGAAAACAATGCAGCAGCAGACACCGGATTGAACACAGAAATGATTGAAAGAGGTCGTGCGTTATGCGAGGAGGAACGTGAGGTCATTTGGGCATTGCAGCTTGACGGATTGACGGAAACACAGGCATGTGAGGAATATTTTTTGACAAAACACACGAATTACAACAATTTCTCGATTTGCTACATACCGAATAAAGAAGTATTCGCACAATGCGTTGCAGTATTTGGCGAGAGATATTAGGAGGCAGCAGGGCATGAACGATACAATACAGATTCTTGAATTATTCGGGGGAATTGGTTCACCCCGATGTGCCTTGAGAAATTTGAACATCCCGACAAAAGCAATCGACTATGTGGAGATCAATGAAAAAGCAGTCCAGTCATACAATTCGATGTTCCGTGAGGAATTAGAATATAAAATCGTTGGTTCCACAGAAGCAAACAGCTTAAAAGGAAAAATTTCCAACGAGTCTCCTGTAGGAAAAGCATTACTTGGAAAACAGGTAGGAGATATTGTAAAAGTTGAAACACCGGGTGGAGAGTTTGAATACAAAGTACTTTCCATTCACAGAGCAAACTAAGACAGACTTTGTGCATCAGCTCCCGTAGTAACACAGGTGGGAGAAAGAATGTGCGAAGAAGCAGTCGGATGGAGGATGAAAATGGCTGAACAGAACAACCAGCAGAAAAAAGGCGGACAGCAGCAGGATGCAAACCAGCTTATCCAGGTTCGTTATGACAAATTACATGAATTA